TGTAAAGAGGGGTTAGGGGAGATTTCTTGCATCACAATATCGCCCTCTTCAAAACCATAAGTGCGGTGGATATATTGCTCGGTAAAGCCTACTCCCATTTCAGTTAAGAGCTTATCGCGTTCGGCTTGTAGTTTGTCGATGTTTTCTTGTTCAAACAGTTCAAAGGTTGGCAAGGTGTCCACGCTGAAATTGAGTTCACAAATCCAGCTCAACAGCTGATTGAACACGCCTTCTACAAGGCTGGCGTCATCGTTGCGAATATCACGGGTGACTTCTAGCCCTGCGGTGGCAGATGCTCGGTTGGCTTCCGCTTCGGTGGTTTGGTTTTGCCCTAAAATCGCAATGGCGATTTCCGATTTGCAATACTTGATAAAGTTATCAAAGGCTTCGGATGACCCGCTTTTATCAGAACCTTCCACTAAGCCGATTGAGCTGTCATCAGGAATGGCGGCAACCGCTGTGCCGAGCATTGCTTCCATACTGTCGAGCAAGTCTTCCACTTCATGAATTTGCGCTTGTCGCGGATGTTTCCCCACTAGCCAAGGCGAGCCGTATTTTTCGGTAAATTCCAACCAATACTTAAAGCCTGCTTTCTTAAAAGTCGCTGCCCAAAAGCAGAGCGAGAGATCGCCCAATCCATACGGGTTGATGTAGGTCGCATTTTGGGTTGCCAGCAACATTCGATAAGGCGGCAGTTCTTCGCCGTTGATGTTCTCTTTGGTGCGAAGTTTAAGTTGATTTTCATCATCGAAGACGAACCACTCTTGAGGTTTGCCTACGATTGCCGTTGGTAACAGTAAGCCGTCTTTGCTTTCCCACATCACTTCCAACGCCTGATAACCAAACAACGTGGCATCTAAAATTTGGCTGATAATATGCGACATCGGCAAGCGGTCGAAAAGTGCGGTTAAAATCTCGTCTGTTTTTTCATTACCTGTCGGAGTAATTCGCCATTCCAGCCCTTTGATTGCCGCTTTGCGACGGCGAACACAGCCCCCAACGTGGCTGTCGGATAAAATTTCACGATAAGCCGAAATATCCTTGCCCATTTTCTTCAGCACAGGATCGGGGTTCGGCAGGTAGTGCATAAACGACCAATAGTCAATGGCGTTGGCACGGCTGGCGATGACGCGGATTAAATCTTGTTTTTTTGGTGTCATTGGCTTTCCTTATTTTTCATAATCCACAAAGGCGGCAAGCAATAAAAATACCCACCAAAACGGTTTGTCGTAAAAAATCAGCACAGCGGCAGAAATGGTTAAAGTTACAAATGCGATCATGGTTAATATCCTTTCGTTAATTTTCGGCTGGCTCTTGGTTTGCGACTGTGAGCTTTAACAGGCAACTGCACCAGCTGACGGCTGGCATAATGAGCGAGCAATAAAGAAATTGCGGTGTCGCCGTGGCGTTTGTTTTTGCCGTCTGTACTTTTGGTTCGTTTATCGGGAATGCGTGGCACGCCTTTCACCACTTGGAACGAACGTAAATCGGCAAGAATATCTGCATCTTTGGGAATGCTGTCGAGTTCGCCATCTTCGAGTGCGGCTTTAAATGGGGCGGTGTGTTCGCGATACCATTTTTCCGATAACTGCACGCAATCTACCAATGAACCAAACGCATCGCGAGCGACTTCAGCTAAATAGCCCCCGTTCCCTCGTGCATCAAAAGCTGCACCGGCGAAGCGTGGCAAATGCTTGAGCATAAACAGCACAATTTGTTCTTGTTGCTTGTAAGGCATATTGCCCAGCTCCACAATCAACCGAACGCTTTTGGTTAAGTTTTGCTGTTGAGCTAACACGACAAAAGAAGTCATATCGCCACTGCGAGCAAAGTCTTCGCCTAAAAAATGTAATTGCGTTTTATCTAAGGTTTGCAAAATCGGCTGAAGCGTAGTTTCACACCAATCCTGCATTTCCTGATAGCGTGTCGGTTCAGGCACAAGGCTAAAGCCATCTTTTGCCGTCATTCGGATTACGGGCGTGCTTTCGCTCATTTGGCGTTCAATCAACGCACGTGAGAGCCATAGGCCTGTGCCGTTTTTCGGCACGCAATAGTATTCTTCTTCTGCATCTTCTTTGGTTGCCGTGTCATTGAGTAAGTTTTCTTTCCATTCTGCTTCTTTTTCGGCTGTCCATTCTTGCTTGCTGACTTGGCAAATACGTTGGTATAACCCTTCAGCACAGGCATCATCAAGGGTAATCGTATGCACTGAGTAGCGTTTTCTGCCTGCCCGACTATCTAAAATCAGCTCATTGAAAAGGTTGTCCGCACCGTTGTGGGTAGAAATCAACCGCACTTTTGCACCCCACATAGTGAGAGCAAGAGCGGCTTTTAATACTTCCGCAAGGTATTCGTGGAAGGCTGCTTCATCAATCACCACCACGCCTTGCATACCACGCAAGTTTTTCGGGTTGCTGGAAAGGGCTTTCACTTTGAAGCCTGATGCAAAATAGATCACATAAGTCAGAATGTCCTTATCTTCATCTTGCAACACTTCTTCTTGAATTTCGCCTGCTGCATAGTTAAACGCCCTTGCCCACATTGCCACCGCGTCAATAAATTCGCGTGCCATTTCCTTGTTTGACCCAATGTAGAACACATCAGAGCCTCCATCTTTTTTAGCAAGGCTGGCAATCAAAGCATCATCAGCAGCTTCTGCCCACGTCAAACCTGTTCGACGAGACTTTTCAGCGATTTTGAGCTGAGATTTATCTGCTATCCAACGTTTTTGATAACCTAGCAGTAGCTCGTTTGGATCAAAGGGAATAAGCTCTTTCACTATGCAATACCTAAAATTTGCTGTTTGATTTTGTCTGCGGTTTCTGCCGATAAGCCCGCCTGAATTACGATTTTTTCCGTTTCTTCAGCGGCAAGTTCCGCACGGCGTTTCACATCAGCTTGATAGACTTTGAGCTTGGTGCTTGCTTGAATGAGTGATGCCACATTTTTGCCTGCAAAACTTAGGGCTTGGAATTTCTCCATCGGGGTCATCTCATCATCTTTGGCTTCTTCAATATCGACCAACGCATCAAACAAAGACGACTGCAACATCCCCATCAAGGCTTCACTACGTTTGTCTTCCTTATCTTCTGCGCCTTCAGCGATAATACGTGCAGCTTCGGTGCTGTCTTTGATTGCCTTAAAACGGCGTTCAATTTTTTGCCCATAACGATGAATTGCCGACTTGCTGATTTGATAGCCTTTCTCACGTAGGAGATTTTCCAATTCCACATAACCTGAAAAACCGTTCTCAGTTAAGGCGCGTTCCAGCCAGCGGCGGACATCTTCGGGCAGTTTTTCGATACTTGAACGGGGAGCCATACTCTTTTTTCCTCTTTTGTTCGCTCAAGGCTGCCCTTACGCCCAATACTTTTCAGGGCGTGCAATTCCTGCTTGGCAGTCGATGGTGTATTCCACAATGTCCACACCTAGGCGGTTAATATCGGCAAACCATACGCCGTGCGGTTGTTTGGTCAGTTCCACCAGTTTGCGGTCGGAAAGATATTCCAACTGCTGACGGATTTCGTGCGGCGTGACATTTGGGTAAATGCCTGCCATCACATCACGCAAAAATTGTTCGCTGGTGGTGTATGGCATAGCTTTGTGTAAAGTATTGAGCAAGTGCCAACGCATACCTTCTCGGCGGGCTTTTTCCATCATTTTGCACTCTCCATTTTGTATAAATCACTTAAGGTTTTGTGTAGGGCATCCATTTTGGCTTCCAGCACCGTTTGCCCGCGAATGTAGTCATCTCGCAACACATAAACGAGCGGCAAGGACGACTGCATTTGATTGAATTGCTTTTCCAATTCTTCCACTTTGTCGTTTACTTTGAGCTGGTTTTGGTGGCGTTCACTCAAACTATTTTGAAACTGCGATACTAAAATCTTGGCAAAGCCAAAACAGCAACCTAAGAATGAAAGCAGCAACCCGACCAAGTGCCAAAATTCCACGTTAATGGTCATTGTTCGTCTCCTTGCAGATTTCCCGATAGGTCGCGTTATGCACCGCAATTTGACGGAGCGTTTCTGTGGTGTCTTGACGGCTTGCCTTGATTACACCAAAGCCCGAACAGCTGGGGTTAATCACGGAGATCACCCGACTGTTGCAAGCGGTCAATAAGCCCATTGCGATCAGAAGTGCGGTTGTTTTCTTCATTCTTTTTTCTCGTTTCAAAATGTTTCACTTGGGTTTGAGCCACCACTTTTTCTTGTTGCAGTTGCTCGTTTTGCTTAAACAAGCGGTCGATTTCCTGTTGAGATTTGCGAATTTTGTAACAGGCAATCGCACCGCTGACCAAAACCACCGCAACCCCACCTAAAATTAAGTAAGCCATCATTCTTCTCGCCCCCGATTATTTAACGCATTGGCAAAGCCTTTGGTTGCTACGCCACCTCCGCAAAATAGGGCGAAGGTAGTAAAGAGTTCGCCTACATAAGCGCGGTCAAGCCAGACGGCATATACCAAAATGCCAGCCATCAATAACGCCCCGAAAAACTGGATAAAGGCGGTAGTAGAAAGGCGACCGTTGTCATTGGTAATCAATTCTTTGAGCGCCATTAGTAACTCCAGCGTAAGTAAAACCATTGAGCGACCGTGCGACCTTTATTGATTGCACGGCTAATTTTGGCGTTATTGCTTAATTTTTTCATTGTGTTCTCCGTATTCTTCAAATCTCCCCCAGCTCCTCTTTTCTAAAGAAGGGGGCTATTTTTTCTCCGTTTTACCGTTCCCCTCTTTTGTAAAGAGGGGTT